GGCCGCCAAGATACGGAGGATAACATGCCGAGGAAGCGCAGCAGCGCCAGGCGGCGCAGGATCACCGGGGTTGAGGAATGGCAGCTGAACTATATTCTCACCGGCGAACGTCCATCCAAAGATGAAGAGGGTATCAATCCCTTTGTTGAGTTGGTTTTCATCTCCGCCCGTCCTGGTGAGCCGGATTGCAGACATGGTGGAAATACGACCTGGTTCGAGCTCTGGGGGCAGGTAAAGGATGATCCGCTTGTGATTGAGTGGCAGAAGAAGCATGGCAAGACCTATGCGGAACGATTGCTGGAGGCTCAAACATGATCCCCGACTGGATAAAAGAGATCTTCAAATCTTTGATGGAGCGCGGCTTCTACGGGAAGCTGGTTCTCTCGTTCGAGAACGGCAAAATCGTGACTGCCCGCAAAGAAGAAACCCTAAAACCGCCAAAATAGGAAATTGAAATATAGGGTGTGCGGGAACAACCCGGCTCCTGTGAATCTCAACCATTCGACAGGAGCATTGCAATGGATTTGCGAGCACTGAGGCAAGAGAAAGCAGGCGTCGTGGAGGAGATGAAGGGCCTCGTGGCCAAGGCCGAGCAGGAGAGGCGGGCTTTCAGCGACGAGGAAAACCAGAAGTTCGAGACCTTGAAGGAGAAGGCGAACTCTCTAAACAGCCGGATCAAGGCAGCAGAGGCCGTGCAGGATGAAGAGCGGAGCATGCAGGCCATGGCCGGGACAGGTCACGACAGCTACGAGCAGCGTGCTGGAGATTTTTCGATCTGCAGAGCCATTGCGGCTAGGATCGAGCCGGGTAGCGTGGATGATGGTTTCGAGCGGGAGATTTCCAAGGAGCTGGCCAGGCGTTCCGGGCGAACTCCTCAAGGCATCTTCGTGCCCCATGAAGTTTTCAAGGAAAAGCGGGCCGTGACCACAGGCGGCACCGGATCGAATTTGGTCCCGACCCAGCATCGCGACGAGTGGATGATCGACGTTCTGCGGGAGAGCCTTCTGATGAACCGTCTCGGCGCGACTATCCTTGACGGCCTGGTCGGAGATCAGGAGATTCCCCGCCTGACTGCCAGCGCCACCAGCTACCACATTGACGAGCACTCAACGGACGTGACGGTCAGCGATCACACTTTCGACAGTGTGAGCCTGTCGGCCACCACCGTTGGCGCTTTGGTCGAGTATTCGCGGCGCATGCTGTTGAATGCTGTCCCGAGCGTTGAGCGGCTTATACGTCGGGACCTGGCCCGAGTGATCGCCGAAGAGATCGACAAGCAGGCTCTCATTGGTGATGGCACATCGAATAAGCCCACCGGGATAACCAATACCAGCGGCATCAATTCGATTTCTTTTGGCGGCGATCCGACTTGGGCGAAGGTGCTGGAGTTCATAACTGCTTTGCAGGTGGACAAGGCCTTGGCCGGCGGCCTGAATTGGGTATCGAATCCGTATGCCGTGAAGAAGATGCGCTCTACCTTGAAGGAAAGTGGAGACGCAGGTGCCGGGTACATTATGGAGAGCGCGGCCGCCCTGGCAGGGTATCCTCTCTATCAAAGCAACAACCTGGCCGGCGATCCGAACAGCTCCCCTGCGGTATCCGGTGAGCTGATCTTCGGTAACTTCGAGGACCTGCTAATCGGCTATTGGGGCGGCGTGGACATCGTGCCGAATCCGTATGAAACGAACGTTTACAAAAAGGGCGGCGTATACGTCCTGGCCCTGCAGGATTATGACGTGGACGTTCGCCATGCCGTGAGCTTCGCTTACGCCTCGGATATGACCGTTTAAGGTGGAAAAGATGGATATTGAACGCAGAGCGGCGCAATCGCTGGACGGGGCCGACGAGAACAAGCTGGTCGGCTACGCTGCGGTCTTCGATAAACCGAGCGAGGGGCTTCCCGGCTTCACTGAGATTGTGAGGCCGGGGGCCTTCTCTCGGTCGCTTCAGGAAGGCCGGGACGTGATTGCGGTTGTGCATCACGATATGAGGCAGGTCTTGGGAAGGCGCTCAGCCGGCACTATGCGGCTGGAGGAGGACTCCAAGGGGTTGCGGTTCGAGATTGACCTTCCAGACACCACAGTGGGCCGTGACACCGGGGTCAGCGTGAAGCGTGGCGATCTCCGTGGAGCATCCTTCGCCTTTACGGTTCCTGAGAACGGTGACAGGTGGACCTTCGAGGACCGTTCTATCCAGCGCGAGCTGCTGGACGTGGATCTTTACGACATCACGATAACGGCCACGCCCATCTACCAAGATACACAGGTTGCCAAGAGAGCAATGGACCGTCTTGCTCAGCCTGTCTCCATCATGCTCGCCAAGCGCTACCTGGAGGCCCTGGAATGATACAACGGATTTTCGATTGGCTGGAGAAGCGGGCGCAACCCCGGAAAAGCAGTGATCCGTACCTCTCGGAGCTGTTCGGCCTTCGGGAATCGAGCGCCGGCGTCCCGGTCACGACAGACACAGTGGAGGGCTTGAGCGCCGTATATGCGTGCGTGGGCCTCATCGCTGAATCAGTGGCCCGTCTTCCATTGCATGTCTACCGCCTGGGCGAAGATTCGACCAGGGAACGACAGCGAAGGCACTACATCGAAAAGGTCCTCAACGGTACTCCAAACAGCCGCAATACTGCTTTCGAGCTGAAGGAGTGTCTAGTCCAGCATCTCCTTATGCGAGGCAATGGATTTGCTGAGATCAAGGACAATGCGCGGGGCGAAGTGACCTCCCTGGAGATCATGCACCCGGACCTGACCGGGGTCGAGGTCCTGGAAAACGGCCGGCTGCGCTACACCTACAGCGACCCCTACCGCCACACAACCCGAGTGCTGACTCAGGACCAGGTGCTCCACATCCGGGGCCGTTCCGATGATGGCATTTCCGGAAAGACTCCGATTCGGGTGGCCAGGGATACCCTGGGCCTTGCCCTGGCAGAGCGAGAACACGGCTCGGCCACCTTCAGGAACGGGACCAGGCTGTCCGGCATCCTCCACACAGATAATAAGCTCTCGCAGGAAGCCATTGAGCGGATCAAAGAGGGCTGGGGCAATTTGTACAGCGGGGTTGGGAACTATGGCAAAACCCCGGTCCTGGATGCGGGCCTCAAATTTCAGCAGCTGAGCATGAACAACGAAGACGCCCAATGGATCGCGGCCAGGCGCTTCTCTTTCGAGGAGGTGGCCCGGCTGTTCCGCGTCCCGCCGGTGCTCATCGGAGACCTGACCAATGCGAACTACTCGAACAGCGTGGAGATGATGCGCTATTTCCTCGTGACCTGCCTTTCGCCGCACCTGAGGCGGTTCGAGGAGGCCGTGGAGCGCTGTATGCTCTCCGATGTGGCCCGCAATATCTACTTCGTGGAGTTCGAATCCAAGGCCCTTGTGCAGGCGGACATCAAGACCAGGTACGAGGCTTATGGCATGGCCCTGGATCCACAGAAGGGATGGATGGAAAAAAACGAGGTCCGACGGGCCGAGAACCTGCCTCCTATGCAGGAGCAGGAGCCGGCGGTTTGATTTCACATATTGCGCCCGCCGCCGAGGCGCTCAGTATCGGGGTCGACTCATGGCCACCTCTGGCCGGGTTTTACCCTATGGGGCGCGAATACTGGTGCGTGGCGAAACAACAGCCAGAGCTTGCGGAGCGGCTCCTCGCTCGCGGCGAGCATCCTCTTCCCATTGTGTGGCCACAGCTTTGCGCCGTGGCCACACAGAAAAAATTTCGCCCCTCAAATTCCGCTTGGGAGCAATTTTTTTGACTTCCCCCGTGGGATACATCCTGGAAAACAGCACAACGGAAATGTGAAGCGAATATAAGTATCTGATAAAACATGAGATAAGCCGGAGATAAAAATCTTCGGCTTATTTTGTCTTTATACTTGACATATATTTTGTTGTATTATATTTTGTCCTCAAAATGGAGGGCAAAATTATGAATCATAAGGCCAAGGAGAAACTGACTACGTTGACAGTCCCCGAGGTCGCGGAGGCTTTACAGCTGCATCCGCAAACGGTGTCCCGTTGGCTTCGAGAAGGAAAATTGCCTGGTCGAAAACTTGGCGGAGAATGGCGAGTTAGCAAGCAAGCACTTGAGCGTTATTTGGAGGGGGATAACCAGCAGACGCGCTAGTCAACGGCTGGCATATATAAAGCGGGCCATACCGGTGGGACTAGCACCGACATGGCCCTGAACACTCAACCTGACTAGGAGGTCGAGATGTCTGGAACGTATTTTAATCAACAGGTCGAGTCGGTCAAGGCGAAGCTACAGCAGGATCATGGCGAGAACGTGGAGCGCATCATTGGTAAGGACATGCAGGCCTTCTCTGAGGCGCTGCAGGCCATTGTGGATGATTGCCCGGACGTGGAGCGGGGAGTGCTGTCTCAAGCCCTGTGTGAGCTTACCAGCAAGCCTGAGAGCGTCCTTTTCGTCTGCATCACCATTTCCAGGAACCCGGAAACTGCCAAGCCGGTGAAGGAGCTTTTGGGCATTGTGTCAGAACTGGACGCGGAGAACCCCGGAGACGGTGCTGCCTTCCTGGAGATGCTGCAGGGTGGTTCCGGTGAGGAAGCAATAGACAACCAGTAATCAAAGGAGGTCGCTGGCATGAGACAGATCATTGAAGGCAAAAAGTATGATACCGAAACGGCGATCCTCATTGGCGAGAGCGACAATCTGGGTCGGGTAGCCGATAGCGTGACCGACTTCAAATACTGGACCGCCGGCCTTTACAAGACAAAGAACGGCCGCTTCTTCCTGGCCGGAGAAGGTGGCGCCATGTCCATGTTCTCGCAGCCGGCCGGACAGAACGCATCCAGCGGCGGCTCCGGGATCATCCCC